TCTCAAAGAAAGTGTTCCCTAAACCCCCCTTAATTATGTAATGCTTAATGTTAAATTTTGTGTATATCTATATCTTTTTCTAATTGAAGATTTAAAGTTCAAATTCAACGTCATCAATGTTATATTCTTCTTCATCTGAGGATGCGGCCTTTTGATCTGGATCATCATCCATCTCATTGAAAACATCTTCCGCCGTTATATCTTGTTCTTCTGTTGATTCATCTATTTTATACTGAGCTGTTGTTGGTTTGTTGTTGTAGGATTTGTATTCACAACCTAACAGCAGCATTATTAGATCAGTTGTCAGATTAAGTATGATGTCTGGTATATCGGTGATATCTAAGAAATTTAGCAATTTGCCTGTGGTTGTACTGCTAGAAGCAAGTCTCGTAAAGAAGAGTACAGATGTTAATAGTCCTGACTCACTTCTGATTTCATAGCCACTAGCAAACTCCTTTACTTCCTTTATTTTCTCAAATGGTTTGAAGACACCACTCGTCTCTGCAATTATTCTTGATCTCACAAGTTTGATCTTCTCATTTTTCTCAAAAACTTTCCCTTTGTTTTTGCTTTCAATTTCCTTTGCTTCCTCTAGTGTAAATCCTTTTATAAACATTTGTAATTGTATTGCAGTTCCATCTGTTAGAAACTTAAGTGATCCTCTTGCACCATCAAATTCTTTTATACCAATTATTTGATATAAACTATTTGTCTTAAACTGTAGGAAGTTTCTAACCTTTTCATTGGTTTGATGTACATATAGTATACTGCAACATATGGCCGAGAACTGTCTGGCATCCACACGGTGCTTATTAGTTTCCAATTTAATTCTATTGGAGATAGTTATTAAATCAGTGAATAGCTGATCATTTGTTATATATGGAATGACAACCTTTGGTACAATCCCAGAAGACAATAGATAGCATATATCTCTTAAATCTCCTTGCTCTGAAGATCTTCCTATTCCAATTTCTGGTTCAACAATCCAATTGTACTTGTATTGAGATAGATCTTGTTGTATAGAGACGTTTATTCTGTGAAAACCATTCTCGTCTAGCAAACGCTGTACTTCTGCCCAACAATCAATACTAAACTCACCTTTATTTAGACCTAACTGAAGTTTAGCACAAATAGCATCTTCCTCTGAAACATTTCTGTTTATATCACTTGATTTTAGTTCAAGTAGATGAGATTGAATCTTGGATGCACTTTTGATAATTGTTCCTCTGCCATGTTTAAAGTATCTAGACAATATTTCACTTTTGCTTGTTGCCTCCATGATTGAATTAGTTAAGGTGTGACAAAAGAAACAGTGGAGAAGGATTACAGAACTTAGATAGACTTGTTCTTGGAGTGAAATTTTAGATAATGTCATTCTTGTGTCTCGGTAAAAAATACTACTAAGTCTCTCTGTGGCTGCACTTGCAGATAACTTGACTAATTCAAATATTTCTTTGATCATGTGATGATAGGTCACGTTCTCAGTTTCATCATCATAGACTATTGATATAGCATTAGTTCTCCATAGCATATACGGTTCTGCTCTGACTTCCCTAATGACTTCCTTTCTAACGGAAAGCAAGTCACCTTTTACTTTAACAATTTTGTATTCGCCTTTCCCGTTATATCTAATTAATTGTAGAAATTTTGGCTCATTAGCCTCAAATTTTACCAGATAAGGGACACCATCAACACTTCTTTTGGAGCAGGTTTTGGTGGTTGCAAGCATATTTAGAAAGGGCAAGTGTTGATCATAAGCTGATGCATCAGTTCTCAATTGACAAAGCCATTCCAACACTTTTTTCTCCACTTCATGTAGTAGAGCAGTGCTTTCTTTACTTATTGTTAAATGCAACACGCCGTTGACAAAAATTCCTGAGGCTTCACCGGTTCCACTGCTGTATGTAAATTTGCCATTTTTTTGACCTTCTCCCCATTTCTTAAAGGTAGAAGTTATTCCTAAACAAGGTTTGTCCTTCATGAGCTGTCTTGGGGAACTGATAAATTGGATTAGGTCACCCAATGAGTCACGTTCTTTATCATTTCTAATGCTTTGTAGTTCACTTGACAGTACATTTAATAGAGTACGATCATTAAACTCCTCTAGTATTGCTTTATCATATTTACCAAGTTGACAATGCTTATCAAAATCGGAAATACTTGGCTTCCAGTTTAAAAAGCTTGAAAGAATGCTTGTTTTTTCATTATCAGAGACAGGAAGGCTGGCTATTGCTGATATACACTGCAGAACTTTCCAGTATCTAACGCTATAGGTGCTTGTTTCTATGGGACACTCAGGAAGTATATATAACATGCCTTCTTGAATACCGTATGATACTAGTTCATTTACAGTAGGTTCATTGCCATGTGTTGCTCCTTTTATAATATAAAAGCTAGAAACTTTGGGTTTTGTTCTCTGTACTAGTCTGCAAAGCATAGTTAAGGCATTTGCATACAAGTCTACCTTGTCAAGTTCAACTATTCCATCTTTGAGCTTAATTGTTTCTGATTCTTTAATAATTTCAGTTATCAAGTCTGTCAATGATTTATAGAACACATTGATTCTAAATCTATCTCTGACTAGATTTCCCATATCAATTTTGGTTGGTTTAACTTCTGATAAGGTTGATTCATTGATCATATATCCAATGACCACTGCAGGAGAATTTGTGATTCTGACTGCATCAGTTGCAGAAAATAAGGTTGTTTTAACTATTACTGCCTTGCTTGATTCAATAACATTTTCTTGACGCTGGCTTTCTAACACTTTCAGTTTGTGTCTGTTCACATCAGAAAATTGAAGTGCCAAGGCTTGAAACTCTTTTTTAAGCACTTCCAGTTGGTTAGCTTGTATTGATAGCTCACAAGATCCATTCGAAAGATGTACTATTCTCACTCCTTTCAGATTTACATCAAATAGACTAACATATTGGTGTGAATTGTCATGATCCACACTAACATCACAGGCGAGCAGTTTTTCTAACCAAGTTGTGTATTTTATAACAATTTTGTCTTTTAGTTCTTTCCCACTGCTGTCCCTATAGTTGGAGCTATGTTTTGTGTTCCATCTGTCATGATGTCTAAAGAAGACATTATCTTTAAAAAAGTAAGATTTAAGAAATATTGTATAAATAGGAACTGATAGTTCCTTTATTCCACCTGCTAATCCATGTATGACATTTCTTGAATTCAGAGTTTGCTTAAGTCTAGCCACTTCAGATGCATAGTTTTCTGTTGCACAGTTCATCATGATAAGTCTTTTAGAAACTAGAGATGCAAAATCATCTTCCAACATGTGACTTGGGATAAGTTCATCAACAGACATTTTAGCCAATCCCAAACGCTCCAGTTCTCTCCTGAGCTTCTCTGGTATGAGTTGAATCATAGGATCTTCTATGACTGTGTTTTCATCTCTATTCAAGTTTGCCTTGACTGGTCTTTCTGTTCCATCACTGTTAAATGTTCTATAATAGCCAGCAACCAGCAGCACAAGGATAGATCTCACTCTTTGAATCTGCAGCCATGGTTGATCAGCAACTTCTCTTAAGTATTCACAAGACTGACAAAGACTATACTGTTTAAATTTAGAAAAACATGCAGGCTCATTTGGTCCAAATATTTGTTGAAATACTTCCATCTCTGCAGAACACCTCAACCTACTGGTTTTGGGTTTAATTGTGTTCAGATATGCATTTTCAACTGCTGTCAGTACCTTGTCTTGGCTTAGTTTCAAACTAGTATCTGAAGCCAAGGTTGCAGCACTTAACTTACTAGATGGTGTTGCACCTGCTATAGAACTGACAGAGGCAGGATTGCTATCTACCTCCGCAACTTCTATGTCTTCTTCAAAGTTTCTTGTACCTGGAATGCTTAGAAAATTATCTTGCAATAATGTTAGGTTCTGAACAATTGTTTCAGAATCTTCAATTGCTATTGAAGAACATGTTAAATTACTATATTGAGGAAGGTATAATCTACCAAAGGCAGACAAAGATCCAGTTGTTATTAGTCCATAGGTCCTTTGGAAATATTCAGTATGATTCATAAACATTTGTTGTCTTAATACTGTGAAAGCAAAATTGGTTAGAAGAGGTACACTATTATACATTGCTTGTTGACTGGAAACCTGACATGCCTGAGCCATACTTTGTGGGGAAGTTACAGAACTATTAATCAGTCCAGTGAAAATAAACTTGATTACAGCTGGTGTTATGCGATGTGAGAGCATAAATTCGCTGTAAAATTCTATGAAAGCATCACCTGCCAATGTTTTAGCAGAATCTTTCATTTGACATGCTCTAGAAATGCCGGATATGATATTTTTAAGTCTGCACATCCGTGGCCAGAACTGTTTCTCATAAACATCAAAGGTTGACTTAGGGATAATACCTGATATAGTAATAATTTTAGCATAATCATCTGAACTACCTGCATGTTCAACATGTGAAGTTAGACCTTTGAAATTCTTTTGAACATACAATTTTACAAAATGAGAAATCACATCTCCCATAATAGATGTTAATATTGAAGAAGTTGCATGATGAATTCCTTGACCCATGTGATTATACATTCTCATAGCAACCTTACCTTGTGCCAAATAAGTAACAATTAAGAATTTAATAATGGGATTTTCATTCCATTCATCCACTGTTTCAACTAGTAGATTCCTTAGCTGAAATTCATTCATCTCTTCAATTTTCTTGTCAATGTTGTTAAATCTAAATGCATTTAGTATCTTTTTGATTGATCCTGCTGGAATTTCTACCTGTCTATAAAGATTTTTGAGGAAAACCAATTTGTAAAATGAGGACCAGTCAGGATGATCTTTTAACAATTGCTGCATCATGCCACTAAAGAAAGAGCAGCAGTGTATTGGGCCCCACTTTGTGTTGTCTCCAGAAATGCAGAACACTTTGTAAAAGTGTTTAAGCTTATCATTGTCTTCCACAGGTGCACCATGTGTCTTTTTAGATAGTTCTATACAGTTGAGCGCTGAACAAAGTATATTTTCCTTGAGATGGGCAGTTGTAAGTCCATCGTCGTTTGTGGTTGATAGAAGTGTTCTACTAAACATTTCAGATGTGGCATGAATAAGTTTAGTGTAAGTTTCTTGAACCAACAGATCTCTATGTCCACCTAGTTGTGCCTTGGGTGCAAGCACTGCAAAAAATTCATGTTCGGTATTAAGAATTCCTGAAAATGCTAATTGTTGAAGTATTGCATGCCCAGATTCACCTACAACTTTTATGATTTCATAAACAACTTTACTACGAACACTTCGTGGCAATCTTTCTCCTGTGGTTCGTCCTGTCAATCGTTTTGTGACCTCAAAATTGCTGTTAGTAATCATATGACAAGTCCAAATGAAGTCTAGCTCCTTAGTGTAAAGCTGTGATTTAGTTAGAAAAATTCGTAGCCTATCTACCATTTGTCCATGTTCTAGTACATTGATAGTACTAGACTGAGTGCTTAGAGAGCAACTAATTGGTCTACCGTTTCCAGTGAACATTGCAGAAGTGTATTTTACAACATACTTTAAAAGCTCAATGTCTGCATCAATATTGAAATAATCTTCAAGTATTGATTTCCAGACTTTTTCTAATGTTATATCCATAACTTTTGATACTGTTGCATTACCAAAATCATATCCACCTGTTTCATCCATATGTTTAGACAGAAAATTTTCTAATGATTTATAATGAACACACCATGGACAGCATAAGCAAATATAAAACACTAGGTTCATTAGCTTCATAAGTTCATCATTGAATTCATTCACAAACTTATTTTCAAGCATTCGAAGTTCAACTTCTTCTCTTGAAAAAGAAAGTGTTGGAAATTCTTCTTTTAATTTTATTAACTGTCCATATCTTAAAAGAAGCTCTTTTAAGCTTTTCTCGATGTTTAAAACTCTTTTGTAGCTTTCACCAACTACATCATTGAAAACTTTGGGTAAAGATGAAAATTTGGCCCAGACTTTTGTTAAGATATCTGGATTAATTTCATCATATTTTGGTAGTTCGTTCCTAGTTAATGATTTAAGATTATCAACAAGCATTTCACATTGCTTGACTGCATCATCACCAACCAACATTGACATGTCTCTACTATATTTAGGATTGTAGAATTCATTGTCATATCTCAAATTCTTGATGTATTTTTTTAGACATCTTTTAATCAGCATACCTAATGATTTGAGCCAACAATAGATATAGTTGCCATCTGATGTAATTAGTGCAGTTTCAACTTTCATTTCAATTATTTCTCTCCAACTGAAGAAAGTTAACTTAGAAGGCTCAGTCACACCTTTGATTATCATGTCCTTTTGATGCTCACTTAAGCTGGTGACACTTGATAACATTTCAGTTAAATCTCCTGACTTGATTTTGGTAGCCTGAGAACTTAGTCCAAGACTCTGTAGCTTGCCCCTTAACATTTTCACAAGTTTTTTATTCTCTTGTCCAGTGATTGTTCTTAAACTATCTTTGATATTAGCATGCGTTTTGGGTTCTGATACAATACTGGTTGTTTCAGTCACCTCAGAAACAGTTATGTAATTTTTGGGATTTCTCTTGGCCTTCATAATTGATTCTGATGGATACTTTGGTCTAGCAAACTCAGTAAATGCCTGAATTAATTCAAAGGAGCCCATTGTGTGGTTTGGATTTTTCCTAATTACTTCTATAACATCCTTTAAAACAGATTCTGGTTTTGCCTTATACACACCAAATGTCCATTTGTCTGATATTGTCTGTGCAAAATCTGCATTGGGTGCTCGTGTAACTACAAAATCTTCCTGGTAAGAAAATGGTTTTTTATTCATAGACATTAAACCAAAGTACGATTTTATTTTTTTCTTGGATGCACTGCCTGACTTTGCGGAAGAGAATGATGTACTGCTTAATGTTTCATCCTCATCTACAACCTCATCAGTATCTGTCTTTCTTACATTTGCAATTCCTAAAAGTAATCTAGCACTCCTAGTTTTCTTTGAATCTTTTTTCATCTTTTCAATGGCATTTGCAAGATCAATCTCCCAGGTCATGTGCCTCTCCGCAGTTTCCTCCAGCACCTTGATTGTTCCTTCGTCAAAGTTGTCCATTTCCTTGTTATAAATATGAACATTATAAATGTCAAAAACTAATTGCCTATCACTATTTATAAAGTGTCCATAGATGGAAAGACTTGGGAGGATGGATTTAGGACAAAGGTCATCTTTTAACCAGCATTTGATATTGTAATCAGGAAACCTATTACATGTATAAACAATTAATTGCTGGTAAAATCTTGCAACATGCATCTCAACTCTACGGCAGCTAGAAGAGAATTTCTTTCCTAATTCAGATGTTGAGGACATTCTACTCAATCCATTTAAGACACCAAATCTCATCATTTGGATTTGCTTGTTAAAGGGTTGAGAATTAGTTAACAATGCATCACCTAAGAGTGTGGAATATGTAATTGACAAACCAGAGAAAACAGTTATGAAATGTGCTCTAGTTCCTTTTTGTAAGAAGTTACCATTCTTTTTACACAGTTCAATTAAAGATTCAGATGCTGTTCGGACATCACCAGCAAGGAAAGATTTGAGCTGAGATGATAGGAAGTCTAGATGTAAAGCATTTGCAGATCTAACCTCACTCGCAAGTCTATCATCCTCTGATAAACCACCAATACATCTGTAGTGCTGTAGACATTGACAAAACAACACAACAAGGATGTAATAGTAACTAGCACCCAGCACAGCCACCCTTCTGTTTAAGAAGAAAGGTTTGCATAACGGATTCATGTTATTATCATAAATAACACATTTCATATTTTCTTTCTTGTTAGAGGGCAACTTTACAACCAAATTACAAGTTGTATGTCGTATTCTTGTAAGTTTGATTCCTGACCTTCTAAACTCGGTGCAACACTGTAGGAAGGTTTCACACACTTTTCCATATAACACAATCTTCTGATACCATTGAAATTTAAGCATGAACTTGATCAAAGTACAGAGTGTAATTGGACAGTCCCAATAGGGAGTCTGAAAGTATCGAGATATACATTCTAAAACAGTTTCCTTAAAGATCAAACAATCTAAGTCAAAAACCTGTTTCTTACTTTCCTTGAGAAGATCATCAGCCTTTGCATCTAGATAAAGCTTAGTTGAATCCCAGTCAGGAATTAAAACCTTGTCATTATTTATAGTGAAAGACCTTTTCTCCTCTATTCCCTTTTTAATTGTCTCTATTATTGCACCATCTTCTGTCTCAGTTTTGAGGTCTTGGAATATTCTGTATATCCATTCCTCCTTGATTTGTGATTTACATCCTTTCTGAGAAGAAGGGTGTCTTATAACATCTGATATAACTTCTTTGCAGTAATCTGAATATCCAGACAATCTCTTTGGATTCAACATTTTCTCAATTTTTTCAATCATTTCCTTTAATTGCTCACTTCTCTTTGTCATTCTTTTTTCTTCTTTCTCTTTGATTTTGCTCCTTGTACCCTTGCCATCAACAATAATTAGCTGGAAGCTAGATGTTTTTAGACATTTTATGCCAGACATTTCCATAGAGATTCTTATCAACTGTTCTACACATCTTTTTATTTTCCTTTCCTTTTCAGTTTTCCCTGGTAGAGTTAATTTAACCAATCTGTCAAGACTAGTTTGTTGTGTCTCATATTCATCTAATACCGTTTCTTTGTGGTCAATACCTGAATAAAATCCTGTTCTAGTTTGAAATAAACTGTACAGTGGAACATTTATAGGTTGTGGATGGCAGCAACTAGGATGTTTCTCATATATGAGTTCTTTAGAGAGCCAGGACAAACGGCTATAGTCGTCTGGAAAGGATTTTAACATTTCCCTGATCCTTTGATTACAACTTTGGCATCTACAGCTAGCTAAGTCCTCCAGCATCCATCCTAGAAGCAGTGCATCTGCTGTCTTTTCTTCTTGATTTAGGACATGTTTAAATTTAGTTTGCTCAACCTCTTGAGCAATTTTTTCCATGTTGTCCTCTATTATCTTGACGACTGCATCTGTTGAAGTCTTTTCTTGTACAATTCCATCAACTAAAGACAATCTAAATGGTTCTTCAAGTTGTTCAGGAATGATCTCACCTGTGGGTCTACATATAATCTTATCCTTCTGTTTGTTCCAAACATCTCTTATATCTTTTATTGTTACTGGAGTTTTAACAGTGGTTCCAGCTCTTATTATTGATCTGATTTTCTGTGTACTTATTGAGCCAACAACAATATCAGTTACATCACTAGGTGAGTTTTGCTGTAGCTTCATAAACAGGTGGCTGATAGAGCTTTTTAACAACTTTACATACCTTTCAGGAAGCCACCAATTATCTGAGCTAATCTCTGAACTATCAGCACAGGAGACCACTGATGCCTTGATTCCCAAAAAACTCAATAGATTAATCACATTTTTCCACTTTTGCATATCTGATACAACCTTTCCTTCTACATCAGTTTGATAACCAACTTCAAGTATGAGTAGCTCAGAAAACGACAAAAGCTCCTCCTCCGTTTTCTCTACTGGTGTACTTTCAATGAGTAAGCCTGTATCTCTACCTTTGCTTTCTTGTAATCTTTTAAATTGATTAAGAACTGACTCAACCCTGTTTATTTCCATAATTGGTTCAATTGGAAGAGGAAAAGTTTTCTTTGCAACTGGTTTTACCTCTGATGAACCATCAAGATTATATTGCAGCTGAAGTTGTTCAGTTTCAACTGAAGATTCAATCCTATCCTTTTTGATGCTTAGTTTTTGCGTCATTGCAAAGTCTGGAGTAAGATCTCTTTGTTCAGGACATAGTTGAGTTCTTTCCAAAAACTGAAGAAACTTATCAGGATAAAGCATCTGAATCAACATGGAAAGTGTTGGTTTCATTTCTTCACATAGATAGTTCCAACAATAGGCTTTTGCCATAAAGCCTTCATAGGCTACACCTTTCAATCTTAATGCACTCTTCCACGCGCTAGAATGACTTTCTGCATTTCGTATGTCTTCAAACAAGGATTTACATTCATCTGCACAGACCTTAGGAAGCTCACGGAAAAGATTTTGAAATCTACTTTCAAGTTGGTCACAGATCAGTGCTATTGGTTCCACTTTTTGATCATCAAGTAGACTTCTCAGTCTAACCATTTCAGCACTTAGATGTTCTGTATCTTCAGCAGAAAATCCTAATTGCTCCTTAGTTAAGTAAAGGTTGTTACAATAAGCAAGAACATTGCTTATGCTACCTCCTGAGTAAGCTTTTCCCTGCAGCGTAACAAATTTATTCATGAACTTTTTCCTAAAGAAATGTTGTATCAACTTTCTTTCAAAGGCATCTTTTCTTAAGATGTTGAATCTTTTCCCTTTGTTGTCTACAAATAATGTTTCCTTTTCTACTCCTAGATAGCAAGCACTGCTATGAACAGCATCAGTTTCAATGGTTAATTCCTTCTCCTTTCTAACTAGCTCAACACAGTCAACAAGTCTTTTAATTTCTTGTAGTTCATCTTGGTTGAAGAAGTCCAAATCAAAGGATATCACTTTTAGGTCATCTAATATTTGTAAATAGTCTTGATATTCAACGGACTCCAATGAAAGATTTCTAAGAGCCAGTAGACCAGTTGCCGGCATTTCTTTTAGATGCTTACTCAGTGAGCTAGCAAATTCAATATAAAGTCTTGAGCAGACATAGTTAACAGCTTTTTCTGGTGATTGGTAGAGTTTTGAGTTGTTATATTCTTTTAGGAGTTTAGGAACCTTGGTTGGCTTTGTACATCTGTTTCTAATGTTATTCATAATGAATTTTTTCTTTTGTTTAAAGTCTGTTCCATAGAGAAATGTGCTGAAGAGCACAGATAAGGCCACAGTAAGGATGTCATAAAGAAATGCAGGATGTATTATGTCGTAGAACTGACTAATACCAGTATCCGGCACAGCCATCCTTAGCAGTTCAGGGATGTTAACGAATTTAAGAAGAGCATTTGTAGGAACTAAGATGCAGTCTTTAAATTTACCTTTCAGCTCTCCTTCCTTATTAAGGAGATTGTGTCTAAGTCTAGAGAGTGGTATAAGGTTTTTGTCATTTGCACCTTCAGGAAGTAAAAAAATAGCTTTATCAGAAAAACTGAGTTCAACGTTGCAGTTGAATATCTTGTGAAGTGCACGTCCAACCTTGATGGGTACATGTGCTTGTTGTTCGATTGCCTTCAACATGTCCTTCCTTTGCTCCGGTAGCTTGTTGTAGGAGAAAAGTTCTTTCCTCAGATCTCTCAGGGTATCGAGATCAGGTATAGTCTTAAACAAACTTTTGTCGCCATTATCTCCTTCCCTTTCCATCTGTGGTTCTTCTCCCATACTACCAAGCACAGAGTCGAGTTCCTCTTCCTCTGGAGCAATCACCTCCATCACAGCCATAGAGGGTATGTTGGTTTCAGCTTGTACATTTTTTTGGATGCTACCTTGAAGAGTTAAGGCGTCAAAATGGCCATCAACCAACATAAGATTAAATGATGCAGAAACAGGTTTGTTGCCATATCTTTCAACATTGACCACTTTATAGTCATTGTTGACAGTCCAGACAATGATTGAGATGTTTAGTGCCTTAGATAGCATTTGAGCCTCAATGTTTCCACCCCAGTAGCCATCTTTTGAAGCTTCGTCCAGGTATAGAGCTAGCCCTTCCTGGTTTGTTGCGGTTGGTGCATCCTCATTTGCAACAACCTCGCTATAGCTTCTCTTGGTTCTGCGAGCTCTTGTGTTATACTCATCTTTTGCCATTGTACATTCAGACCAGTTTGTCCTAGCATAGTTGGCTGAGGTGTTTTTTACTGTCTTCCATTGATCTTCTGTACCGAAGAACAGCAACGCAAAGCTTCTAAAGAAACAATTTCCATCACCTCGAACTTTGCCAATGTTGAAAAAGTCATGCACACACACTCTAGTCCATGACGTGAACACACCAGGTATAAGTGGTTGCCATACAATGTCATCCATTTCGGATTTGAGTAAGTGTACGAGGGGGTGTAGGGATTTATATCTTTGAGA